CCTTTATGGGTGCAATCGGCGTAATGGACTTATGCTTTCAAGAGCTAGACCAGTCGACGGGCTAAAGATCAGGGCCCAGGCTTCACTTGGCGTGTTTCAGGTCAAATTAGGGGCTGAGTTTATCGACCAGCATATGCATCTCCGCTTCCCAGTTCCAATACTTCCGAAATTCGATGGTTTTTACCGTACCTACGGCTTTCCATCCGTTTCTCACTCGGGCTTTACGTTGGCCAACTCCAACCATAACCTTAACGGTGCCCTCTCTCGAGTTTTTGACGCACGATTTGATGACCCCGAGAGTGACTTTGCCCTCCGAAATCTTCAGCACGTTTTCATCCGGAGTGTCCGCCACCTTTTCGCGGCGTATGGTCAAAAGATCTCTCAACACTTCAGCGATTTCGATGACTTTCGTTCAATGGCGGCCAAACACCACGACAAACCCCATGCGAAGAGACTCCTCAGGAAGCAGGCCTTCTCGTTGCTATGCCAACATGGCTACGGAGGAGAGTCCTGGTTGCGAACTATTTGGGATAAACTTAAAAGAGAGGAATACTCTAAGTCAGGAAAATTTGGTCGCATTATCGGGGACTACGGAGTTTCAGCCTCTTTGGTCGGGTTTGTTCTGACAGATCTCATCAAGAAGGCCCTCTCGTCAGAAGATTTTGTGATTGGCAACTCACAAGCACGTTTTATTGCCAAACCCGATCACGCAGCTTTGCGGGATGGTTTTCAATTCCTCATCGACAACCCAGGTGGCACGCGTATGATTTATTTCAGTGATGATTCATGCATCTCAGTCAACTCTGGCGCTGGTGTCAAGTTGTTTAATATGGACATTTCGAGCTGTGATAAGTCCCACACTAGTGACCTTTTTGATCTCTTCAAGGACATTTGCCCGAAGTGGCTCAACTCTGATGTTCAGGCCCTTCTCAGTCAATTGGCCGCTCCTTTTAAAATTGTCGACATCAACGATCGTCATAATGTGATTCGCTTGATCCCTATACTTGGGTGGCTTTTCATGCACTCGGGTTGGACCGGAACAACGATAGCCAACAACCTTGCAAATTTGGTCATTTTCCTCTCCATATTGGGTTTTCATTGTGTTACCCCAGTTGACATAATTCTGGCTGCTGCTGCATGCGGTTATGTTGTCACCCTTCAGGAGTGTTCTGTTCCAGAGAAGCTGCAATTTCTCAAGCACAGCCCTGTTTACGTTGATGGCCGCCTTGAAGTTGTTCTCAACTTAGGCGTCCTGCTGCGTTTATCTGGGAATTGCGTTGGAGACCTGCCTGGCCGTGGTGATCTCGTTCTTAGGGCCCGCCAATTCCAGCACGCACTGTTGGCCGGGGCTTATCCACGCACTTCCTTTGTTCTTTTAGACCGGATGAAAGCTTCTACACATGCTCCCTCCAAAGAACCCAAGTTGCTTGCTCGCGCGTTGAAACATCTTCCTTTTGCTGCCACTGGTGATGCCGATCGACACCTTTTCATCCCGGACGACGCACTCTATCGACGCTACGATCTCACTTCTCACGACATCGCTGAACTCAATTTCTATCTTGGACACGCCACTGTCTTTGATCATGTTCACTGCGATGCCACTTCGCGCATACTACAGGTAGACTATGAGTTGCCTGGCTCACTGGAGACTCCGATCGACTCTAGTGATTGGTTCCATCCGTTGTGATTCACGTCACAGCGTGAGTGATAGGGTGTTCACTGGGTAATTCGCACCCCACCATTCCCCACCTGGTTCTGGCTTGTAGGGGTACAAGCCATTACGTTGGTGGTTGAC